AGTTAGGGGCGCCAATATCCTGAACACTTCGTTCGCGACTACTGGCGGTGATGGTGTTACATTATTTAGCACTGCTCACCCAACAACATTCGGTGGAACCTGGTCAAACAGAAGTGCTACGGATGCCGACCTTAACGAAACCTCATTAGAGCAGGCATTGATTGACATTGCTGGCTTTATCGATGAAAGAGGCTTAAAAGTTGCAATGAAGGGAAGAAAACTTATTCTTCCTGTCAACATTCAATTTGTAGCGGATAGGATTTTAGAATCCACTCTTAGAGTCGGTACTGCTGATAATGATATTAATGCGATCAAGAATATGGGTATGCTACCTGAAGGTTATGTAGTGAATCACTACTTAACTGACACAGACGCGTGGTTCATAAAAACTGATTGCCCTAATGGATTCAAGCATTTCATAAGAGCTGCCCTTGCTACTGGCATGGAAGGCGATTTTGACACAGGAAATATGAGATACAAAGCACGTGAGAGATATAGCTTTGGTTACTCTGATCCTAGATGTGCATACGGATCACAAGGTTCATAAACTTACACTGGATCCTCCCAGATAGAAGAAGGCGGTTGCAAGACCGCCTTTTTTGTTTTACAACTATCTTGTTAATGTTGGTGAATGCACGTCATAAGGATGATGTATTTACTGGTCAAATTTATAGGAGACTGACATGACAACACATTTTAATAATGGCGTTACTAACGTGGTTAAAGACAAAAGCCCGTTAAAGAACGCTCAAATGCCCGATCCCTTTCCGGCGTCAAGCACGCAAGGTGGAGGTGCTGACTTTTTAGGTCAGACATCATACTTTGATGATTTCTACCAGTTGATTACTAGAAATAATACTAGTAGCAACACTAAAGGATCACCAGGATGGTATGTAAGCCAAACTTCCGGTACTTCAACAATTGCCCCAACAGCACTCGCTCACGGCGGATGGCTGAAAATGGATGAAGTAGTTGGTACTAATGATGCCTACAACCAAGTAAACACGTGGACTAACTTCTGCGTAAATTCTGGAATGAACATAGGTCTTGAATTTAGAGTAACAGTTGAGGATATTTCGGCAACTGAACTAGTGATTGGACTGATTGATACAGCCGTAACTTCAGGCGTAGTAGATATTACTGATGGAATTTATATGAGCAATTTTGCTGATCCTACTTCCATTACTGCGGGAACAGGACTTTACCTTCACTCTGAAAAGAATGGAACGGTAACTTCAAGTGATGCATTAGTTGATCCTTATACTGGTGATACTTTTGTTATTGAAGACGGTTCTCTTCAAGCGCAAAGTACTACTCAATTGGCAACTCCAAGCAATTCATTTATTGGTGGATTCCAAATGACTCCGAAAGGAATGAACGGTAATCTTAATACTGCTAGACTTCAATCCTACTTAGGACCTGTTGGAAAACAACCTATGGCGGCTGAAGGAATTGCAATCACTAATTTACCTAATGACGTGCCGTTGGGTATTATGATTGGAACTAAAAACAATACAACAACCCCTGCCACTATTTGGGTTGATTATATTAAAGTTGTAAGTTCTAGAAGCTTCGGTAGTTCAACTACTAAGTAATAACAACTCTGGGTGAGGTGTAATGACCTCACCCTTTAATAGGAGACAAAATGACACAAGTTATAAACAAACAATTTGATGGAGATAGAAAAGCTATCTTTGCCATGAATTTTACGATTGCATCCACCACAGCGGAATCTTATGAAATTGTCTGTGCTAATTTAAATAATAATACAGCAGGAGATGCATGCACAAGTTTAGTTATCAATAAGATATGGTGGAGTGTTAATAACACTGCTGTAACTAAGCCTTTATCCGTATATTGGGAAGCATCATCAGATGATTTAGCCATCACGTGTAATTATGCAGATAGCAAGGATTTCAGTTCACTTGGAGGATTATTAAATCCTGAATCTTCTGGATATAGTGGAGATATAAAAGTTGAATTTGCATCAGTTACAAATGATGATACGGCAACTTTAGTTTTAGAACTATTAAAAAATTACTAAGTCAACATGGAATGCGAAAACTCATGTTTAGCATGGCTATCATTAGCGCACTCAATATGTATGGATGTAATGTGTATTCTGGTATGTCTATGAAACCCCATAAAACTGTTGTTACTACAACCTACGGGCAGGATGAGGTGGACAAGGCTAATGACAGCAAGGATCAGAGAAAGGATTCAATGCAGATAACTGTTAAGCAGGAGTTTTTATGGAAAGAATGATAATTGGAATTATTGCTTCAGCTCTCATTGGGCTTGCCGCATGGAACTTGAACCAGACATTTAATCTCTCTATTGAAATAGAGAGTGTCAAGGGAAAGATTGATGTCTTGGAAAAAAGCATCAAGCAACTGGGCAAGAAGAAACAGAGAAAAGGTTCCATCATGCAACAGAGTAACTGATGGAAACGATATTACTAGTATATGCCATCTGGATCATAGGTGGAATCATCGTTAATACAGCAGGACTGTAATGACTAACGGCAGGCTAGATGTAAGTGACAAGACAGCTATCAGCATGCCTATGCGCAACCTTTTGGCCATATTATCGGCCGTTGGGGTGGGCGTCTGGGCCTTTTTCGGTATACAGGAACGCCTGAATACGCTAGAAACTAGAAATACACTGATGGAAGCTGATCTCGTGGAAAATACGGCATTTAGAATTGGATGGCCCAGGGGCGAAATGGGCAGTTTGCCCGCGGATAGTGAACAATTCATGCTTATCGAATATATGTCAACCCAATTAGAAAAAATGCAAAAACAAGTTGAGGCAATGATGCATAATGCTGTCAATATTACAAGGCTTCAGCAGGATATGCAGGAAGCTCGTGATAATATAGAAAAACTGAAGGACAAACTAAGGGAGGCCAACGGTGGTTGAAATTGTTATAGCGCTATTAATGTATATTGGGGTGGATCTCAAAGAGCACGTGCCGTATGACACAATTGGCGATTGCCTGAAAGCAAAGAGACTAAGTGAAAGAAGTTCCGGGCCAGATGGCCCAAGATTGGAATGCCGTCCCGTCACGGCTAAGATAGAAATATGGAAAGAAGACGGAAAAAAACACATCCTCAAAATAATTGAGGACTAACTATAAAGGAAACTAAATGACTACAGGAAAAATTAAATGGTTTAATCCAGCCAAAGGATATGGATTTATTGAACAAGAAGGCAAGGATGTCTTTTTGCATGTATCGGCTTTGGAAAAAGCGGGTATTGACACACTACAAGAAGGAGAAGAGATAGAATTCGAGATAGGGGAGAACAAGGGGAAAGAAAACGCAATTAACGTTAGAAAAATTGTGAGTTAGTGGTTCAAACATTCACGAGCTCATCATACTTTACACCCGTCAAAAAAAGGACTAGTATAGGAAGATCCCCTAGGTCGAAGCCGAAGAATAAGCACAAGCGGAGATCCTGGAAGAAATATAATCGCCAAGGAGGCTAATATGGCACATCAAGGATATACAGCTCGTAAAGACGAGTCTGTTGCAGAGAGGATTAAAAAACCTCGTACTAAAAAACAACTAAAAGCAAGCGCTGATGAATCTTACGGAAAATTTGGAAGTGGTAAAGGTAAAGGTGTTATTAATAAAAGAGGTGGAGGTGTCGCTAAAAGAGGATTAGGTATAGCTAAACGTGGAGGCGGAATAGCCAAACGAGGAATGGGGATTGCGAAATAATTTATGCCTACTTATGCTTCCACAGCGAGTTTCGATCTTGCAATTGATGATATTGTAGAAGAGGCTTTTGAACGGTGCGGTTTGCAAGACCGTACTGGTTATGAAATAAGAACCGCGCGCCGTTCCCTTAATATTATGTTTGCCGATTGGGCGAACAGAGGCCTTAATCTATGGACGATTCAAAAACAAGAAATTGCTATTGCATCAGCAGGATTTACTAATCCTTTAGCAGATGCAACATTGCTCACTGGAGGAGACACTGCAACCATCATTGACATCACCAACTGTGTGATGCGCGACAGCAGTAATAATGATTTTGCGATGACGAGAATTGGCAGAAGCACTTATTGGAATTATACTGTAAAATCAACATCAGGACGTCCTACACAGTTTTATTTTGAACGAACAATAAATCCAACAGTTTATCTGTACCCTGAACCTTCAAGTGATTATACTTTTATTTATTATGCCTTAATTCGTATGTTTGATGCCGGTGACTATACGAATAATGCACAAATTCCATTTCGATTCATTCCCTGCATGGTTGCAGGGTTGGCTTATTATATGGCATTGAAATATCAACCAGATCGTGTCGCTTTACTTAAACCTCTCTATGAGGAGGAGTTTCAACGCGCGGCCAACGAAGACGTGGAGAAAGCTAGTTATAGTATGGTTCCGCGGCAAACATGGATTAACTAATGGGTAAATAC